TAGAGCCGGTGATAATATTATAGGCAACAAATCCACATTCACTATGGGACCTATCGTCGCCCCAGCTTTGTCTATCACGACCCAAATGTAGCGATTAAATTTTGTCATAAAGTATTTGCTGCCGCCGATTATCCGCAGATATTAAATGATAGATTTGGTGAAGTTAATTGGTGGATATGGATTGATGCTGATGTGGTTTGGACTAAAAAGATAGATGAAAAGTTTTTAAAAGCAGTCTGTCCCGGATTTTCGTATCAGTGTAGTTATTTGGGGCGTGATAGACAAAGCTGGGGCGACGATAGGTCCCATAGTGAATGTGGATTTGTTGCCTATAATATTATCACCGGCTCTAATAAAATACTTGACTATATGAAGTTTCTTTATATGAGTGGATTAATTTTTGGACTACCGGAATGGCATGATAGTTATGTTTTTGACGTAGTTAGAAATGGTATAGCCGCGTCTGGATACCAGTGCAATGATCTAGCAAAGGATGTTCATCTTAGTTGCGGTGATATAAACGTTTACCCGAAGACTATACTGGGGGAGTATAGCATTCATAATAAGGGACCTCTTGCGAAAATTGAGGCTTATGGGGAGATATTGTGAAGGAAATAAAGCCTTTGGAAATGTTTTTTTATCTTGGTAACGCCAGTAAACTTTATGAATGGGCGAAGGAGTATCCTGGCCATATCCCACACTGTGCGAGTAGGCAAGGGGATTGCATAGCAATTTTTGCGCCGAAGGAACTTTCTATTGAAAATCTTCCGAAAAGGGGATTGGGATATGGGGGTCTCCCGTGGGAACAACCAGAAAATGTTCTTTGGTGGGATGATGATCATAAAGAGAAGCCAGACAACGTGATATTGTGAGAACAGTTGGTTCATTAGATGAATTAACAGATGAGAAATTTGGCACTATATATGCTGACCCGCCCTGGCTTTATCAAAATCAAGGAACGCGAGGTTCGACCGATAATCATTATAAGGGGTTAACGGTTGATGAAATCTGCGCCCTGCCCGTTGCAAGCCTTTCTTTAAATGATGCTCACCTGCATCTATGGACGACAAATGGATTTTTATTTGAATGCCCTAAGATTTTTGATGCTTGGGGTTTTGAATTTAGAAGTTCGTTTGTATGGATTAAGCCGCAAATGGGAATGGGAAACTATTGGAGAAACAGCCACGAGATTCTTTTAACGGCTATTCGTGGTAATGCAAAAAGATTTAAGAATAAATCTTTGATGAGTTGGGCAGAGCACCGCCGAGGGAAACATAGCGCCAAGCCGGATATCATCCGTTCTATGATTATGAGCGCCAGCCCAGGTCCATATCTTGAATTATTCGCAAGAACGACTGGTCCCAACTGGACTTCGTGGGGCAACGAAATTTATGAACAAAGACTTATTTAACAGAGTCATTATTAAATGAAAAGATATGAACAATTAAATGAAATTATTTCTCAGTTACATCCAGAAACTATTGTCGAAGTAGGGACTTGGGATGGCACAAGAGCCGTACAAATGGCGACTGAAGCTCTTAAGCATAAAGAAAAAGTACACTACACCGGGTTTGATTTATTTGAAGACGCGACCGCCGAAACAGACGAACAAGAACTCAACGTTAAATATCATTGCAGTGAAGGCGATGTCCGCGAAAAGCTATTATTGTTCAGCAAAGACAATCCTGGGTTCGAATTTCGTCTTATTAAAGGCAACACCAGAGATACGTTACGTCAAGGTGTGGTGGAAAATATTGATCTTGCTTTTGTTGATGGTGGGCATTCCGTTGGCTCTATCGCTAATGATTACGAAGCCTTAGTTGGAAGATGTAAATGTATTGTCTTCGATGACCTCTATGGAGAAGATGACGATGGTAATATACCAGACATTGAAAAATTTGGTTGCAATAAACTATTAAAGGAAATTGAAGTCACTGCCGCGCCCATGCCGCAGGCTGACCCGGTTAAGGGGGGTGGTCTTGTTGGAATGGCTTGCGTCGGCTGGCAGCCCAAGATGGGCGGCTCACGCCCGCTTAAAATTAAGACAAAAAATTCTGTGCCTGATGAGCAAATCCAGAATCAGTGTAAGTATTCGATTTCCCACGGGTTGCCGGAAGTGGGTCTTTGTCGTATACATAAGAATACAGCCCTTATTATATCTGCTGGAATAACGTTTAAAGATAAACTTAACAAAATAAGAATTCTGGCCAAGAAACGTGATCACTTTTTGTTTTGCGTGAAACACAGTCATGATTATTTAATCGAACGAAAGATTATCCCAGATGCCTGTATTTTACTTGACCCGCGTGATCATGTCCAGGACTTTATTGAGAACCCGCATCCAGACGTGGTATATATGGTGGCGAGCCAGGTACATCCTTCAACGCTGGATGGCCTTATCGAGAAGCGGGCTAAGATCATTTTGTATCACGCTAAGGTCGGTGCTGGTGAGGATAAAATTTTGGGTGAAAACCGTATGCAGATACTTGGTGGCAGCACTAGTGCTACTCGTGGTATTAGTGTTTTACATGCTCTTGGGTTCCGGCATTTTGTTATGTACGGTTACGATAGCTGTTATTTCGGCGATGTGGATTGGACTAAGAAAAATAAGATGGGGGGGAAGAAATATATATCAGTCAATGTCCTTGGAAAGGACTTTACGAGTGACCCGGAGTTGGTCGCGCAGGCTCAGGACGCGGAGCAATTGATACAAACGGATTTAGATTTTGATGCTGTTGGAGAGGGTATGATACCGCATATATTTAATCACGCAAAATACTCTGGAAACTATGCTAATTTTTTGGACTTTTGGGAGACAAATGGTGTCCAAAACAAGAACAAGTAGGTTCGAATCTAAATTTATCGAAGAACCAAATACTGGCTGTTGGTTATGGACGGCATCTCGTAGAGGCGCGGGGTATGGTGGATTTAGGGATAACGGTAGAATAAGGCGTGCTCACAGGGTTTCTTACGAGATTTATAATAATGTAAGCGTTTCTTCAGGCATACAGGTTTTGCATAAATGCGATACTCCACTTTGCGTTAATCCCGGTCATCTCTTTTTGGGATCGCACGCTGATAACATGAAGGATATGGCCTTAAAGGGACGGAGCAATTCGAAAATAAATGAAGTTACGGCTAAAAAAGTGAAGAAATCATTACATCAAGGATGTAAGCCGAAAGATATTTCAAGGGAACTTAATATAAACTTATGGACAGTGTATGATATATCTCAGCAGCTTTCCTGGAAATACGTTTAAAGATGACTAAATCATTTATAGGTATAAACAGTGAACGATAAGGAGCGGAGCGGAGCTGTTGAACGGTGGCTCTATGCAATCTGGTTTCATTCTCAGAAATGCGCATGGGATAGGTTTTGGCAGGAAGAACCAGAATTGGAGGAGTTTCTGAACGAAAATGACTAAATCATTTATAGGTACAGATAGCCCTAAATATTATCGCCGGCAAGTACCACGGTTTGTTAAGGCGAACTGGACACGACCCCTTAATGGGCTTGACCGCTTGGGCGCTTCTCGACAAGCATTTATAATAGAAAAAGTGTGGCGTAAATGTGGGTGGCTTGTTAAGGCAAGGATTGTTGAGGACCACAAGGGTTTTTTTGTTGTGCGTTCAAATTTAGTTAATGGCTTGCCACAGCAGCGATTATAGTGTATAATGTAAATATGATAGAATTATGTCCTAGATGCGGATTGCCTCACAAGAGGTAATAACTCCAGACTTTAATCCGGAGTTTCATTATTTAGCTGATTTTCCGTGTCATACATGTGGCGATAATAAGAGGTATATAAATTCTCGCAAATGCGCCGCGTGTAGCAGCATACGAGGCAAGAAAAGATATGCATCTCATCCATCCAGAGATGCCAGAAGACATAAAAATAATAAATACAAGAAAAGATATGGTATCGATTTAGAGACAGCCGAAATTATGCTTTTATCTCAAGGCGGGCGGTGTGCAATCTGTGGGACTGAAGATCCTGGACGCGGCACTGGCTTTAGCGTCGATCACTGTCATAAAACAAAATTTGTTCGCGGCATGTTGTGTCATAATTGTAATGTAGGGCTTGGTCATTTTCGTGATAATGTTTCTTTTTTAAATAATGCAATTAACTATTTAGATGCCTCAAGAAACTGATAACGTCATTAGCCTCTTTGATGAGGATGAACTCAAGAAATTGGGTAGAGATGTTGTTGAAAGGTACGAATCAGATGATCTTGATCGCGAAGACTTCCTCGAAAAAGTAGCCTCTTGGAGGCGATTGTACCACCAGATGGACACGCCGGTCACCCCGCAGTATGAGTGGACTAGCACGGAAAGCTTGCCACTACTGACGGAGGCCTGCAACCAATATGCCGCACGTACGTATAAAGCCTTTTTTCCTTCTCGCAATATAATTAAAGCCATCCCGGTTGGGAATGAAACCAGATTTGACCGCGAACGCGCTATAAGGATTAGTAAGCACCTTAGCTGGCAGCTTATGGTCAAAGATCGTACATATAAGCGTAATAAAAGGCGGTTAATTTTAAGTACGGCGATTAATGGCAGCGCTTTTACAAAGACATATTACGACCCTGTAACAAAAAGTAACAAGATCGATATAGTGCGGGCTGAAGATTTATGTATCCCATATTCAATTGGCCCACGTAATATAGAAGAAGTTGAACGAAAGACGCACATTATATTCATGACTATTTCCAAGTCTGAAATGTTGGCGCGCAAAGACTTTTTCATTGATCCAGCTGTACGCTGGGAAGAACAGGACACGCGGGAAAGCACGGAGGCCGCCGAAGACGCGGAGGGTGTGCATCAATCTGATTTTTACGAATCAGACCAGAATTTGTGTAAGATACTAGAGCAGCATCGATATATAACAATAAATGATAAAATTGGACCACAGAAATTTGTCGTATGGGTAGATAATCAGACAAACAAGGTGTTACGTGTATCACCGGCATTTGACGATAATGGGGAGGAGATTGAGTATTTTACACATTGGCCATTTATCGAAAACCCTGATGGATTTTACTCCATGGGCTTCGGTAGCCTTATCGGTGAGCTTAATAAAAGCGCTAATATGCTCTTGCGTCAAACAATCGATGCAGGAACCCTGGCTAATGTCGGTAATCATTCAGGCTTTATAGACTCAACTTTAGCACCGCAGGGCGGTGAATTATTTATGGAGCTTGGCAAGCTCAAAAAGGTTAATTTCTCAGGTGATGACTTACGACGCGCCATATTTCTATTAAATTTTCCAGGCCCCAACCCAGCACTAGTAGAGGTACTATCAGCGATAATGTCGCGGTCAGACCGCCTAGCCACGGTAACCGAAGCGATAACTGGGCAGACTGAGAAAGTGATGCAGCCAACAACCATATTGGCGTTAATAGAGCAATCGCTAGAGCAATTTTCATCTATTCAAGAGGCGCAAATTGATGCGTGGACGGACGAATTGAATAAGATTTTCCGTCTAAACGCACTGTACATGCCCCCGCAGGAATATTTTGTTGTTCAAGATGTTGGAGGCAAGCCTGAACAACAATCCATTCTGCGCGAAGATTACGCCATGGATATGCAGGTCGCCCCAATTGCTGACCCCAGACTTGCAACTGAACAGCAGCGATTAGCAAAAGCAGAAGCAGAATACCAGTTTGCATTGAATAACCAATTAATAATGAATGACAAGCACGCCTTCTGGGCTATCTCTCGCACATATTTGGAGGCATTGCAATCGGAAAATATCGATGAAAAATTGCCCGAGCCTCAAGAGGAGCCAGAAAAGCAGCGTGTCGATAACCCAGAAGAAGAAAATTTCACCGCATTGTTGCCAGTCCCCGACATCCCGACCGTATTCCCCGACCAGGATCATGCGGATCACATACAATCACACCAAGTATTTTTGTCGGAATATAGCGGTAACATCACGCCTGAAGGCAAGAAGGGGATGGAGGCGCATAACCAGACGCATGTAGCTATGCTCTATGGCGAACAAACTGGTATTCTTGACCAAATGCTTGAGGAATCACAAACCGCAGCTTTAGAAAATGGAACAATGCAATAAAATGGGCAAAAAAAGAAAGTGAATTTTGTTTATTGTCAGCGCCTTCCATGAAAAGAAATTATATTTTGTGAAAAACGATGGAAATGTTATGTAGTAAATGTTTAGGAAGAGGGAAAGTTGAGGCTGTAGTGACTGCGTTATCGTTCAAGGGGCCATGGCCGATGAAACCATGTCGAGTATGTAATGGCACTGGCCAAGAGATTGAAGAAAAATGAAATGTGAGCGATGTCAAGGTACTGGAAAGATTGAACTAGGTTATCATACTTTCGATGAATGGGGAATATATAGAATTTGGCCCACTGAGCCCTGTCAAGATTGTAATGGAAGTGGGCAGCAACATTGTTGTGATGGTTTGCAGGAACAAAATTGAATTAGATAATGGCAGGTACACCAAAACGTAAACCTAGGAAAACATTTGGGCAGGCCCTTAACACTCCAAGCTTACAAAAAAAGCTGAAGAACCGTAAGAGACGCCTGGGTATTATAAAATATAATAAGCGGACGGAGAAGCGTACCCAACGACGAGTTGTCCAATATGATATATAACTTTCCCGTATCATAAATACGAAAAGGTTTAATTATCAATAAAAGCGACATTGAATTTTGGATGCACCACGAAGTAACAAAATTTGTGCTAACCCAAATTCGCGAACGATGCCCTGTTAATTACTATAAAACCCATTGTTGGGATGATGTAATGCGGCAAAAGGGGCGGCAGGATGTTATATCTTTACTGAGCGACCTAGATTCTTTGGTAATACCGGAGGGTTCCTATGGGAATGGTAACTGATAAAAATTTAACCGCGGTAGATTTGCTGCGCTGCCAATGCCCGAAATGTAAACAGGGTGTAATGGTGGAGGCCGATTTGTGGCGCGATTGGGACGGATATGTTAATTGTAATGAATGTATGTATGCGGCCAAACGCTGGCGCTATACGGAAGTGGTAGATGGCTAATCATATAGCTATTCTGGCTGAGCCGGGAGAGCTTGTTATTCCAAGGCAGCTTGCTGGTGATATAATCCCGCAACTACAAAAAGCGCTTGCCAAAACTAACGCCGATATGGAAAAATTTCCTGGCATTAACGGTCTGGATTTTAGACAATTTATGGTCGGTTCCCCAGAAGCTCAAGTTGATCCAGAAACGGGAATGCAGATGTTCGCCTTTGGTGGGCCAACTACCGGCCCAGCTTCAACAGGTGGTAATTTTGGCGGTTCTGTCTCGGATTTCAGCGGCCGCGATGATCCTTTCTCCGGGCCGGGGAATGAAAGTGACTTGGGAGGTTATTTTTCAGATATTACTCAGGTATCACTACCATCATCTTCAATTGTCCAAGCTGGAGAAGGAGGAGATAGCCCCCTCCAGCCTCGGCCCTCGACGCCGGGTTTCATGCCAGGCATTAAGTTTGATGAACCACTTTTAAACGAAGCGGACAGGCCTCCCGGTATCGAAGATGAGTTAAGTGAATACTTTAGCACACCACCGCAGATCCTACTTGCCGGAGAAGAGGAGCCAGTGCAATACTACGGCAACGAAATTCAGCGTGAAAATATTCTTGGCTTCTCCTCCGCCTTCGACCGTTACCGAGGCCGCGGCGGATTGCAGTCCATGGCCAATCCGTTGTTTGGGGCAACCCAGCCAAATCAACCCCTTAGCCCCGGCTCCGTGCGGGGGGTATTCGATGCCGACGAATTCTCTCTGACAGAAAGGCTTCAAGCCTTGCTTTCCCGTGGTATCGGAGGATTAAATTAAATGCCAGCTTCGACTAGTCATAAATCTATTCTGGCCGAACCAGGCGAGCTTGTTATTCCAAGGCAGCTTGCCGCAGATTTAATACCGCAATTGCAAAAAGCGCTCGCTAAAACCAACGATGACATGGAAAAATTCCCAGGTATTAATGGCTTGGATTTTAGACAATTTATGGTTGGCAATGCAGAGGCTAAGGTCGATCCAGAAACTGGAATGGAGATGTTTCCTCTTGGCCGTAGCTTTGGTGGGCCAACTACCGGCCCAGCTTCAACAGGTGGTCGTTTTAGCGGCACCGCCCAGTCTTTTAGCGAGCCAGAACGAGATTCAGGTTTTGAACAAAACGTTAAAGCAGCCGCGCCCTCCGTTAATGTACAGCCATTTGCCGGCACCGACCCAGAAGCAGGTTTGGAAAAACTACTGGGTTATGGTAAAATTGGCGGCAGTTTCCAAGATGTTGGATTTGGTGGTACTGATCCTTCCTTAGTAACCCCCGACGACGAGGGGATACTGGGTGGTTTATTTGGCAAGGCCTTTCCAGATGTTGAGCGTCGCGTCGCCGTTGGCGGTCTGCCGGGCTTCAGCCAAAACCCGGCGGGGGACGTGGAATTTTCGCCTCTTGGCACGCCTACTCAGGTCACCCTTCAAGGGTCTCAAGGGTCTCAAGGGTTTAACCGCCCTGATCTATTGGAAGCCCCTGGCAATTTCGGCTTTTCAGGATTAGATGAATTACAGCAACGCTCTCGCATAGCTACTGAGGGACTATTTGGTAATTCCTTATTCAGAGGTGATGAAGCACAGAATGTGTTTAAAAACCTGTTACATCGTTCATTGATAGGCCCTGGTGGGCAATTGGGTGACGTAAATTCTTTACTACCAGTAGAAAAAGATTACATTACACAGGTTTTGGGTTTAGACATTTCTAACTTAGAGTCATTGTTGGGTGCATTACGGTAATTGTCAGCGCAACTACTTCTTCTGCAGGGTTTTTAGGTGCCCCACAGCGCACCCGGAAAGATCTAAGTGAAGCATTTGGGTTACTTCTTTGGAAGAGACATTTATATATGTCGATACCTAAAACGGCTTCAAGAATAACGTGCTTTCATTTATACGATAACGATGCTGTTAAATTAACATCTACTTCCAGGCATTATAAATTTGAACAAATTCATAAAAACTACACGCAGCGTGACGATATAGATAAGTTTATGGTAACAGCCCGAAATCCATATACACATTGCGTTAGTCGTATGTACAATATACTACAGATGTCTCGTAGTAATGACCTAGATTTGTACAGGTTCTATTCGAATAAAATGAATGGTAAACTAACCGAAGAAAAGGCACTATCTCATCTTATCCCATCCTCTCATTGGGTGAAGGGTATTCCTGATGAAAAAGTTAAGGTACTTTGTTTTGAGACAATAGTTGAAGACCTAGAGTCCTTAACAGGAACCACAGTTAAAAACTATGACTTTACATTAAGCGCTAAGCCGGAGAACATATTATATAAGGACTATAGAAGTTTTTACAAGACTGAAAAATATGTAGATTTGATAAGGGGTGTTTTCAAAGATGATTTTGATTACTGGGGATATGACCCAGACATTACTCCATTAAACTAATATTTTTTAACCCAAGAGAGAACAAAACAGGAACACAATTGGGAACAGGTAGTTTCCCTAACTAGCCAGGTAGGCTTTATGAGCAAATTAAAACCACTATTCGCGCGCGTATTATGTAAGAGAGAAAAGGCAAGGAAACACGGTAGCATTCTATTGCCGCCTTCAGCAGAGAAACGGTTGGCTGCAACGGTTGTAGAGGTTGTTGCAGTTGGTCCCTCTGCGGATAAAAGTATTAAACCAGGTAGTAAATATATAGTAGGCGCGCACGCGGGTGCGTGGCTGAATGCCGCTGGTACACCTATGCCCAATGCTGACACTGCTGAATTCTATATTTGCGCGGATGAAGATTTGTTAGTTGAAATAGTTGAAGAAGACGAAAAAGCAGGCGAGAATATTGTGCATTTTCCTAATCTATAAAATATGAGTATTTAAATGGAAGAGAATACTGAGCAGGAAGTTCAGGAAACGGAGCAAGAAGCTCCCACTGAGACTGAAGGAAAAACTGAAGAGACTAAGCCTACTGGTTGGAAGACCGTAGATTTTAATGAACTGCCTGACGATATAAGGCAACCATTTGAAGATCGATTTAACCGCATATACGGGCAATTAAAGCGCTCTCAGAATGTCATTTCACAAATGAGTTCTGACCAAAAGACCCTAATGGATAAATTAAACTCCATTGAACATTCGCAGTCACAGAATATAGCGACCGAGGCGGTTAGTCGAGTTCGTGGTGAGTTAAAGGGCGCCATGGATAGTGGTGATTCTGATTTAACCGCAACCAAAGTAGCGGAGTTGGCACGGCTAGAGGGGCAAAGGGCCGCTCCCAGAACAGAACAACGAGCAACGCAACCCCAGCCTCAAGATGAAGGTCCATTAAGCCCGTCCGAGGTTGCTGCTGTAAACGGTTGGTCAATCGATAAGAAATATATGGTTGATCCTTCCAGCCAGGATTATAGCTGGGGGCTAGCACAATTGAACGATATTTGGACCACTAATCCAGATTTGCCCACAGAAGAAAAATTACGGTTAATGAATACCAGGGCAGAACAAAAATTTAACGGCAGTACCAATAGTGCTGTATTGGGCACAGGGGCTCCGCCGCCTGCTAAAGTAAAGGGTATTAAACTAGACCGCAACCAAGAAGCGGTAGCAAGGGCATTGTTTCCAGGTATGAAATCTGACGAAGCTTATAAGAAATATAGTTCCGGCATGAAGTTAACAGGGGGTTATTAAAATGCCATTTGAAAAAGGAAATACCCACGGTAAGAAGAAGGGTAACAAAACCTGGCAGCCTGCTCGCATGCTAGATGTAAGAGATAAAGACCCTAATTTTAGATATAGGTGGTGCGATAAAGATGACGCCCGTATATCTAGAAAGATTGCAGAGGGGTGGGAGCTTGTAAATCATGATACTGGTATTTCTGGAGAGCATGATAATCGCCCCGTTACAGTAGAGGGCGGTACGCCGGTAACCGGTGGATTAAACGAATATAGAGAGTTGGTTTTGATGGCTTTGCCAGAGGAGATGGGTAAGGCACGCGATAAATGGATAATAAAGAGGACTGAGCAGCAAACAGCAGCATTGCAACACATGGATAGGGATATTGCGAGAACAGTAGGTCCCGCTGCTAAAATTTACGGTGAAATTAATGTTAAAGGAAATGAATAATGTCCCAATCTCCTAATCATGGATTTGGGTTTCGACCTGTAAGGACGCTTGGCGGTAATGCCATGGCCTTTCAGTCCACTAAATATCCAGTTAACGCAACAAATCCAGCTCCAATTTATATTGGTGACCCGGTTGTTTTAGTATCGGGTTCGGTACAGGCCCATTCGTCGGACGGTACTCGTCCGATTCTTGGTGTTTGTAAGGCTTCTTATCGCGGTACTGGGAAGAATCGACCTAATACGCACCGTCTCCCAGATAATGGAAACTTTATCGAGGCGACGCAAGGTGGTTGGGTTGATGTCTATGACGATCCCGACACAATCTTTGAAGTTGCTACTGACTCAGCTGTTAGCAATCTTGATTTAGGTCAGATTGGTGATACCGTTGATGCTTCCTCCTCACTTTCGGCAGGAAATAGTAATACCGGTCTAAGTCGTAGGATCATGTCCGGCGTAACGATCGTCGTGCAATCAACTTCAGAGCAGCAAACACCATTCATGATGGTCGGCATTGCTGCTAGAGAAAAAGTAGCATTTACATCCGGTCTAGGATACGACTTTGGTACTGGTTCTAGCGGAGCAAATATTGAAGTTATTATCCATAATCATGTCTTCAGGCCGAAACTACTGACCGGCGCGGCATAAGGAAGGAATGATTAAATGACCGTAGCAACAGGAAACTTTGCTGAACTACTTTGGCCGGGAATCGCCGCAATCTTCGGTGATGACTATGGGAGTTACGATCCTGTATATAAAAAGATCTTTTCGATTAATACATCGGATCTTGCCTTTGAAAAGGTGCAGGGTGTAACTCGTCTGCCGTTGGCTGGCGTTAAGGAACAGGGACAAGCGGTAACGTATATTGATCCTGTTCAGGGCTTCCAGAAGGAATATGTCCCGCAGGTATTCGCTCTAGGTTCGAGTGTTACCAGGGAGATGTATACCGATGATCAGTACCGTTATATTAATGGTATTCCTCGCTGGCTGGCCCGTTCCATTATACAGACGGAAGAGACTGACCACGCAAATGTGTTAAATAACTCGCTGTCCTCGGGCGCGGGTACTGAACAGACTGCCGATGGTATTCGTGTTCATAACTCAACACATCCCAATGTGGCCACCAATACTACGCAGAGCAATCAGGCCGCGACGGCTGTCGATTTGACGCAAACAAGCCTAGAGCAAGCGTTCATCGATATCTCCGACTGGACTGATGACCATGATATTAATATTCAGGTGCAGCCTCAATTGCTTGTTGTTCCTAACGAATTGATGTGGGTAGCCACAAAGATTCTTGGTACGATGGGTGAGGTGAACTCAGCTGACAATACGATTAACCCGATGTATCAGGTAATGGATTGGGTATGGTGGCGTTATCTGACAGACCCGGACGCATGGATTATTAAAACTGA